GGCTTTATAAAAACCGCTGTGCGGATTGTCGGACTTCATGGAGTTGGAATCTTTGGAGCATATACCGTAGGCCTCAACCACGCAGTTGAAGTTGTCCTTATCCGGCATCCGCTGATTGCCGCCTGCATTGTTCGCAGTGAGTGTAGGAGATACATCCGAGCCTTCCCAGGATTTCGGTTCGAAAAGCGTCTGGTCATTGTTGCATGAAAGCGTGGCAGACCTATCTTCCTGAATCAAAGCGCCTTTTCCACCACCTTCGCAGCCGCATCGTATTTTCATAAGGAGAGGTACGTTGTTGCCGCCTGTTCCCATGCGCGATGTCAGTGTCTGAACCTTATTATCATCAGCTATTCTGATACGGCTGTCGGTTGGATGGTTTTCAATTGCGACTGCCGCCGGAACAACACCGGCACGTAAAGTGGGTGACATTTCTTCCTCATAACCTATCGACCGTGCTTTCGCTGAATGCTCGGTACAAAAGCCCGCCGATTCCATTACGCAGGGAGGATGATGCGCTTCCGCACGTAACGTACTGGTCATATCGTTAGTTATATCCATACGGTTTCCGCCCTGGTCGTTTAACACGACACCGTTTCTTCCGGTACTCGTACCGCAGTTAACGCCAAGGGTGGCTGCTTTATCTTCAGTCAGACTGCCGTTATATCCGTCATAACCGACGCCTGTCTTGTCAGCGCAGTTTTCAGCACAGCAGGCAGTTCCTTGCCACGCACGGAAGCCCTCCGCAGAATACCCTGACAAGCCTTCGGACTCAAATAGTATTTGTCCGGCACTCCGGCCTGCAAAATCCGCGACAAGGAAGATGCGTTTTCTTCGTTGGGGAACTCCCCAAAACTGCGCATCGAGAACTCTCCATGCGACGGAAAAATCGTCTCCCAGGATTTCTCCTGCGGGTTCCCACTTTTTACATTCAGGAACATCGCAGGTTTCGTCTTTGATTTTGCAGATAGAGTCGAGGACTGCTTTGAAGTCCTCTCCCTTGTTTGAGGAGAATGCGCCGGGGACGTTCTCCCACACGATGTATCTTGGATATTTGCCATTGGTGGCACACCTCATTTCCTTGATGATTCGGACGGCTTCATAGAAAAGGTTGGAGCGGCTGCCGTCCAAACCCGCTCTTTTCCCGGCGACGGACATATCCTGGCAGGGACTGCCGAAGGTTATAATGTCCACCGGCTCAATTTCGCCGCCGTTCATCTTGCTTACATCACCGTAATGTTTCATGAATGGCAGGCGTTTGGTTGTCACTCTGATGGGAAAAGGCTCAACCTCCGATGCCCAGACAGGCTGAATACCGGAAAGAAGCCCTCCTAAAGGAAAACCCCCGGAGCCGTCAAAAAGGCTGCCGAGGGTAAGTCCGCTTTTGGATACAGGCTTATTAAGTTCCATCCGTCTGCACCTCCTCAAATCTGAAGGTCTTGCCGTCCCGGATAACAGTTACGTTTTCACTTGTACCGACCTGCTCGATGTACCGTTTCACAATAACATCACAGAACTTCTCATCAAGCTCGGCTGTATAACAGATGCGTCCGGACTGCTCACAAGCGATAAGGGTAGACCCGCTGCCGCCGAAAGGGTCGAGGACGATGGAGTTTGTAAGCGAGGAGTTCATGATGGGGTAAGCCAGGAGCGGTATAGGTTTCATTGTGGGATGATCTCCGTTTTTCTTCGGCTTGTCGAACTCCCAGATAGTGGTTTCTTTTCTGCCGGTGTACCACTGATGCTTGCCGTTTTTCTTCCAGCCGTACAAGACCGGTTCGTGCTGCCACTGATACGGAGAGCGTCCGAGTACGAGAGACTGCTTTTTCCAGATACAGCATCCGGACAGGTAAAACCCCGCATCGTTAAAAGCACGCCGGAAATTTAATCCTTCCGAATCTGCATGGAAAATATATACAGATGCATCCATCGCCATGGCCTTTTCTATGCAAGTGAACGCATCCAGAAGAAACTTATAGAATTTTTCCGTCGACATATTATCGTTCTTTATTTTTCCGGCGGAGCCTTCATAGTTGACATTGTAGGGCGGGTCGGTCAGCACCAGATTTACCTTGATTTCGCCCAGAAGAGTATCGTAAGTTTCCTGCTTTGTAGAGTCTCCGCAGATGAGCGTATGCCGACCGAGTTTCCACACATCTCCTGCTTTTGAGAAGGTCGGCTTCTGCAGTTCTGCTTCGACATCGAACTCGTCATCCTTTATCTCAGTATCCTTGCCGAAAAGGTCAGACAGTTCCTTTTCATCAAAACCCGTTAAACCGAGATCGATACCGAGTCCCTCGAGTTCTTCCAACTCTATCTTCAAAAGTTCCTCGTCCCATCCGGCGTCAAGTGCCATCCGGTTGTCGGCGAGAATATATGCCTTCTTCTGCGCGTCGGTGAGATGGTCGACATATACGCACGGCACTTCGGTGATGCCTTCCTCCATAGCCGCCTGGATTCTGCCGTGTCCGGCTATGACTCCATAGCTACGGTCTATGAGGACGGGGTTCACGAAGCCGAATTCCCGTAAAGAAGAGCGGAGCTTTTTTATCTGCTCCGCCGAGTGTGTTCTCGCGTTATTCTGATAAGGCACCAGCTTGGCAATGGGCACGAGCCGCATCTCAGTCGTTGTCTTGCTCATGCTTTTTCACCGCCTCTCGAAGTTCCTGCAAACAGTGATTCCATTCCCATCGCTCACAGCCGCCGAAGTGACCGTAGGTCGAAGTCGCGGAAAAATCCGTGTCCTTCAGCTTGAGAAATTCGATGATGGCGGCCGGACGGAAGTTGAATGTATCAATGACAGCGTTTCTGATTGCCGTATCGGAATACTTGCCTGTGCCGAAGGTATCTACCTGAACGGCTACAGGGTCGGCCTTGCCGATGGCATAGGAGACGGCCACCTGGCATTTGTCCGCCAGACCGTTTTGAACAACGGACACGGCGACACATCTCGCCATATATGCCGCAGAGCGGTCGACCTTGGTGGGGTCTTTACCGGAAAACGCTCCACCGCCGTGCGCTCCTTCGCCGCCGTAGGTGTCCACGATGATTTTTCTGCCAGTCAGACCTGTGTCTGCGGTGGGACCGCCCTTTACGAATCTCCCGGATGGGTTGACGAGGATTTCCGTATCCTCATCAAATGGAAAGCTCTCGAACACCGGCCACAGGACGTTGGCGATAATTTCGCTGCGGAGAGCATCGAGATCTTTATCCTTGGAATGCTGAACGGAAACCACGATGGTCTTAACACGCACGGGTTTTCCATTCTCATACTGAACGGTCACTTGCGCCTTGCCGTCGGAGTAGATGCCCTTGACAGTTCCGTCCGAGCGAACTTTGTCGAGCCGTTTGCAAATCTGATGAGCAAGTTCCAGCGGCAGAGGAATAAGGCTTTTTGTCTCGTTGGTGGCATATCCGTAAACCGTACCCTGGTCTCCGGCGCCGATGGTGGAATACCATGAGGTATCTCCGTTCCTTGATTCAAGAGCCCTGGACACGCCGCTGTCAATGTCCTCGGACTGTTTATGTACAAATACATAAATCAGGTATCCTATCGGATTGTATCCAGCTTTCCGCAGCGCCTGCCGAGTGATAAACCGGATATCCACACGCTTTGAGCAGGTGATTTCACCCGCTACGATAATTTTGTGTCCCGTTGCCATGACCTCGCAGGCTACACGGGAGGATTTGTCGAGCCGCAGACACTCGTCCAGAATGCTGTCGGCAATAAGGTCACACAGTTTATCCGGGTGACCGATGCATACGCTTTCGCAGGTTTTATATGTGGTCATGTTAAAACCCCTTTCTCTGATGAAGCAGTCGTTCCAAATCATCATTAGGGTTTGCGCCGCTGAAATCCACGGTACAATTCTCCTTGACGATTTGCATGATGGCATCCCACTGACGGGCTGCCTGGTTCATATAGTTGATTCCGATATTTATGAACGGAGAAGTAATCGGCTTTCCGGTTGTCGGATGTTTTGAGAGAAAACCGAGTTCATTGGTCATCTCCTCACACTGAATCCATCGTGCCACGCACATAGCGTAGCGCTCTATTGTCTGGGGAGAAACATACGCGGCACAGCCAATTTTGTTTAGCCACTGCCATGTTTCCTCATATATCTCCTTTGCGCGAAGCTCCGTACCGTCGCGCTGTTTTGCCGAGAGGATGTCTTTCGGCTTCGGCATTGCTGCCCCTTCAACATCGGGAATGTCAAGAACGGTAAGCCTTCTGCCACCCGGGTTTCCGTTTGCCGCTTTTTCGGTCACTGCCTTTTTCTTGCGTCCTGCGCCGGGTCTTTTTCCGCCCTGTCCGCCGGTGTTATTCGATTTTGTCGGCATTTTCTCACCGCCTTCCTTTATCACCCTTTTGATTACGCTTTTTATTCACACGTGACCCCACGCCGCTGTCCGCATAGGAAGGTCGTAGAGATTTGACCCGCCCCACGGTCACCGGTCACCGAGCTCGTGATGGATCTTCGTGTGGCACGACTGACACAGACTCATAAGGTTGCTGGCGTCATGTGTCCCGCCTTGAGAAATAGGAAGGATATGATGCACTTCCTCGACCGGTGTTAGTCGGCCTTCCTTGAGGCACTGCTCACACAGAGGGTGGGCCGCTGCGTACCTGTCACGGATGCGCTTCCAAGCCCTGCCGTACTTACGGTTGACGTCCGGGCTGCGCTCGTACTTGTTGTACTGGTCTCGGTCCAGCTTCTCGTGCTCCGGGCAGAAGCGTCTGTCGGTGAGCCTTGGACAGCCGGGGTAAGCGCAGGGCTTCTTTGGACTCCTTGGCACTGGATCACCTCCGTTTCCTGAAGATCTCACGGAGTTTGTATTTGATGATGTACCAGCACTGTTCCAAAGCACTGACTTTTCTGTACCCCATTGATTACCTCCGTTTCGTTGCATAACAAAAGCCCTGCAGGAGAGGGCTCCCACAAGGCTTCCGTAGGTTTTACTTTGTCCATCATAATACTATCATAAGAGGCGACTCTCAATCTCTCTCATTTACTCTCATGATGGCGGCAACACAGGAAAGTGCCGTATCGTGCATCCGGTAAATGTGCTGGATGCTGTAATGCATCTCCACCGCAATCTTCTCCCACGAGAGGAAGCACAGATATCGCTTCTCCAGCAGGGTTTGCAGCTCGACATCCGAAACAGCACGGATTGTGGCCATGATTTCTTTTTTCAGTTCGACCAGATCTTCGACATCGTGTTTCAGGCTTTCCTCAACCTCGATAATCTTCAAAACGGCCCGTTCTATTTTGGAGCCGCCACGATTCGGGTTTCTGGGCATGTCGCTGTAAACGACGGTGCAGGATGTGGCCAGATCATTTAAAGACTCGATCTGCTGGAGCTTGGATTTTATCCGCATATCCAGCGTCCGGGCCTGTGACAGGTATTCTTTAGCGGTCATTTCGTTTCTCCTTCCGCAGCTTTTTGATGAGGAATTCCGGATCGACTTTTGACAGGACACCGAACCAGTCGGAGCGGAAAAAACACTCGATTTCCTGTAGTTCCCGCTCGTCGTCGGTTAGCCGGTAATCCTTGACCGCTTGTAGAATGATGGCGTTTGCCAGTTCTTCGTATGGGTTCAAAGTCGCACCTCCGAATTTGTGATCACTCGGATTGGCGAAGATTGTCGAATTTTGTCGTTAGATTTTCAGATTTGCCTTGACCGCAGCGATAAGTGCTGACTGCGTTTTATCCTTGGCCTTCAGAGCCCGGAGTATTTGCTCGTCGATGGTGCCATCCGTCACGATATGCTGGACGATTACGGTTTCCTCAGTCTGACCTTGCCTCCAGAGCCTTGCTATGGTCTGGGAATAGAGCTCCAAGGACCATGTGAGGCCGAACCAGACGATGGTGTTGCCGCCGGTCTGCAGATTGAGGCCGTGTCCGGCAGAAGCCGGGTGAATCAGGGCTACCGGAATTTCGCCGTTGTTCCACCTGCGGATACTGTCGGCCTTGTCCAGCTTGGAAAACGGAATATGCCTTTCATGCAGCCGTTTCATGATCCGCTCCAAATCATGCTGGTACCAATATGCCACCAGAAGGGGCTTGCCGTTTGCTGACTCGATAATGTCCTCCAAGGCGTCCAGTTTCTGCTCGTGTATCGGGACCGTATTTCCGGCATCGTCATAAATGGCACCATTGGCCATCTGTGAGAGCTTGCCGGAAAGGGCTGCGGCATTGGCAGCGGATATTTCACCGTCCGGCAGGTCCAGAACGAACTGCTTTTTCATTTCATCGTAGGTGTCCTGCTCGTCGGGGCTGAGATAGACCTTGTATTCGCTGGAGATGAGTCTCGGCATCTTCAGATGGTCCGTGGATTTCATCGAAATCGTGATATCCGAGATTTTCCGGTATATGGCTTGTTCGGCACCGGGCTTCGGACGGTAGCTGTAAACGATCTGGCCGTTCATGGCGTCCGGGACGAAATACTCCTGCCGATAATAGGTGATAAATCGACCGAGGCGTTTTCCCATGTCGATGACCTTGAACTCAGCCCACAGATCCATCAAACCGTTACTCGCCGGAGTGCCGGTCAGCCCAACAACTCGTCTGATTCTGGGCCGCACCTGCATCAGGGCTTTGAAGCGTTTTGACTGGTGGTTTTTGAAGGAAGAAAGCTCGTCCACCACGACCATGTCGTAGTCAAACGGGAGCTTGCTTTCCTCAATCAGCCACTGGACGTTCTCCCGGTTGATGATGTAGA